CCCGTGATGCGTACCCAGTAGTTCGCGTACCCGTTCACGTCCCACGCCTGTTCGGTATCCTCAAGCGTGGTCGCGGTTGCGTCTGTTACGGTGCCGTAATCGGCCCTCACATCCACGACGAGATCGACCCATTTCAGGGCGAAGCGCCAGGAATGCGACCGCAGGAGCGCCTCGCGCGTCGGGACGTAGTAGAGGTCACACTGGTCGGATTCGGCACTGCCTTCGCCAAGGGCCGTGATGGCGCTGGCGCCGATGCGACCCAGGGCGATGTTGCAGATAGCCACGTCAGCGGTTGCTTCCGCTACGGGAGTTCCCTCTCCGCCGCCTATCGCCATGATTGGCTCCTACGGCACGACCTCGGTATCGGGGTTGACGAACGTATATCCCGCTTTTGATCTCCAGAAGTGGTAGGTGCCGGGGTCGAGGTAGAACGTGACCACCCCCAGCGTGCTCGTGTAGCCGCTGGCGACGACGGTATCCCCGGCCACGTCCGTCGTGACCCAGACCAGCACGTTTGCGATGACTGGGTTCGGCGCAACTGACGACGTGACGGTGTAGACGTAGGTCGTGGACCCAGCACCAAGGCTGCTCGCGTCCAGAATCAGGTCGAGGCGCCCGCCGTCTACCCACCAGGTCTGCAAGGCATCGGTGTCGGCCAGTGTGAGGTCGAGGAGCAAGTCGAGCCGCCCGCCGTTGACCCAGTCGGTCTGGAGTTCGTCGGTGTCAGCGAGGATGTCGTCAATTCGATCTGCAGTACCTACGAGCGTCAGGGCTATTGGCGTGTCGCCGGTACCTTCGTTCTTCTGTGCTTCCAGGCCCTGGTTCCACTGGCCTTTGGCGCCGTCGTTGCGTTGACCGCCGAGGACACCAGTATTGCGCTGACCATAACCGGCGCCGTCGTTCAATTGACCTATGTTGGTGCCACCGGAGTTGTACTGGCCGATGTCGCCGCTGTTGTATTGGCCTGCGACGAGACCGGAGTTGTACTGGCCGATGCCGTTAGCGTGTGCGTTCCGACAGTCGAGCGCGGCCTCGCTGTCTACGTTGCACGCCAGTTTCAACTGCTCTGCTCTCAGGATGACACCAGCGCCGTCCGTTCCATTGAGGAACTCTTCCAGGTTGTCGGCCGCTGTGGAATCACCGGAAATCTTCGTCATGTCCGCCGTGACTTCGTTCGTGACGCTTCCGACAGAACCCGACAGACTCCCCGTGATGTCGCCCGTCAAGTCGAACACCTGCGTTCCCGTCAGCGTCCTTGTGGTTCTCGCCCACTCGTTGTCCACGTCCAGCATGTCGCGTAAGGCATTGTTCGTGCCACCATCAACCACTGCCCCGCACGTATCGCTGTCGGCAGAGAGATGAATAATGTTTTCGTCCGCACCGGAAACGATTGTGAGGCTTGAAGTGCCGTTATTGATACTGCGACAACGATAGAGCATGCCCCGGTCACAAGCGGCGTTGCTCAAATGGTATCCAATCGACGAGGTACTTGTCGGGGCGATGGCCTGACAATCGGTCAGATAAGGTGCAGGGCCGCCAAGGTTGAACCCCGCCGTCGTGTAACCGCGGGCCTCGCAGTGCTCAAACGTCGCCCGACCGTCATCCGTGCCGACCCTGAATCCCGTTCCGCCTGTTGAATACGAGATGCAGTTGACGAGCCGTGTCCGGTGACACGTCGCGTCCGGGCCGATGTCGAATCCAACCTGACCGGCACCCGGCGTCGCCCAGACCCCATTGACCAGGACGTTGCTCGCGCTGATTTCCAGCGCCGTGCCGCTGCCACCGCCGGTCAGGATAGTTCCGTGCTCGCCCCATAGTTCCAGGCCGTCTTTCGTGATGTCGATGCTCGCCTCGGCGTAGGAACCCGCCTTGACGTTGATGCGGTCGCCAGCCGATGCAGCCGTGATGGCCGTGCCAATTTTCTGAAACGCATCGTGGGGATGCGTGCCGCTACCTTCGTCATCGCTCATGCCCGCATCGACGTACCAAACATGACCCGTATAGCGCAACGTGTGTAGTGCTACGGCGTGTCCGTAATCGTGTTGCCAGACCGCCGATGCATTCGCTTCAGGGGAGAGGGCTGCGGACGCCAGGCCGATGACGGCTACATAGTCCAGATACAGCACGTCGCCGCCTGCCGTTGTGGCACGCGTGGAGCGGAACTGAATCTTCACCTCGCCTGCTGTCGTGACCGTGTCGGTGCAGTTGCTTGGGATGGCAAAGACGTAATCCTTGTCGCTGGAACGGTCCGCCAGTTGCGTATCCGTTGTGCCACCTGAAATCTTCAGCCATGCCGCCCCGGTATAATCCCATGCATAAACCTCTACGACGTACCCGCCACCACCAAGCCGGTTGAAATACCCGTTCACGTCAAGTTGCGCCGCAACGCGGCTGGCGCCCATGTTGAACTCACAGGTCACGTCAATCGTGTTCGCGCCGTCCTCGTCACCGATGGTCCAACGGGTGTCATTATCAGCAGCGCAGGATGCCCATGTTCCAGCGTCCTCGTTGCCGGTGGTGATGGTGCTGGCGGCGTCCGGGACGTACAGTGCGCCAACAGCCGCACCGACAGCATTCGCAATCGCCTCATGCGAGTCGGTCGTCCGAGCGTAGGTGCTGACGTCAGACGAGGCGAGCATGAACCCCAGAATGGACGTGTCGTGGATAACCGTGTCGAGGCCGGCGCCGATGTCGCCGGTGAGGTGGTCGAGGTTGGTGGCGGCAAGGGCATCGGCGGCCCCGTTGAAGCGATTCTCAATGCTGAACGTGGCCACGACTTCGCCCACAACGCTGACGCCATCGACCGTGCCCGTCGTAATCACTACGGCGTAGTCCTGGCCGGTCGCGTAGAAGGCAGCCGCGCTCAGGTCGATCAGGACGTTGTTCAGGCCGGTAACGCCGTCGAAGTCCGCAACCAGCGTGACGCCCGTGTTGATTTCGGTATCAGTGGCGCTGCCGACATAGACCTTCACCGCCGGAGTGCCGGCCAGGGTGGTCGGCACACAGGCGGCCGTCCGCGTCGTGAACTTGAAGTTCAGTGTGGCGTAGTCCTCGGCGTAATCGCCGAGATGCTGGCAGGGGCCCGCGCACGCCGCCAGTGCCGCATCCGTCCACAGCGCAAGCGTGCCGGCCGCGACCAGCAGAAATAACCACTGGCGTTTCATGGTTCCGCCCCCTAATCGTGCCCGAAGACCCGCTCAAAGTTCTCGCGGTAGGCTTTCGACGGCCGCGAGACGATTTCCTTGCGCACCATCATCTGCCCGTCGCGGTCGGTGTACCCGGCCTTGTGCGTGCGCCGGTTCACCTCGTCACGGACATCGCTCTCGCTCGCGTCCGGCGGTATGAGTTCCGTCGCCTACTCCTCGGCCTTGGCAGCGGCCTCGCGGCGCTTCGCAAGGGCCGCCATACGTTCCTTGACCGGCGTGTTCGTGCGGTCCTCGTCGGTTTTCGCCTCTTTGGGTTCTGCTGTCGCTTTCGCCACAGTACGTCCTCCTGTTTGATGTTGCCTGTCCGGGGGGAGACGACCCAGTTGCCGCCTCCCGCCACGAGGGTTAGATGCTGATTTGCAGCATGAGGAGCGGTAGTGCCGTCAGGCTACCGCTTGTCGTCTCGATGGCAAACCCGGCCTGCTGGTGCCCGCGCGCTGCGCTGACAATAACGTTGCCGAAGTTGACGGTGCCATCACCGACAAAGAAGGCCGTCCGGTCATCAACCGTACTGCCCGGCGTGGTGTCGCCGCCGCCCGGAGTCACCCAGCACGGACCCCAGGTCTGACCCCAGAAGTTGTAGGTGGCCGCGCAGTTCATCGCCGGGACGCACATGAAGGCGTTGTACTCAAGCGACCCTTTGCTGAGGTAGCGGTACGGGTTCAGAACGATCTCGGAGAAGAGCGTGCCCGCGATGGTGATGGGATGATCCAACTCCACGATGGTGTCTGCGTCGCTGGTGGCTTGGCAGGCGGTGTTGCCGGTGATCATGAAGTTCTGGACCTTCGAGGTGCCATGACCGATCACGAGGTAGCCGCCGATGAGTTCGTCCTTGGCGATGAGCCCGCCCGCGGCGTAACCCATCGTGGACTCAACGGTAAAGGCAATCGTCCGGTCGCCGACCACCACGGTCGGGTTGTCCATGAGGTTCTGCGGCGCGATGTTGGCCGCGCCAAACCCGGCCAAGAGGTCGCCAATGGCGTGACCGTACTTGAACACGCGCCCGTCCACGGTGAGGAGGCGTTGCCCAAAAACGAACCGCTGGGCCGTCTCGATGACGTACAACCCCATTGCCGCCACTTCGGTATCGCTCGCCAGATCCAGCGGGAGCGAACCTTCCCGGAATGCCGCTTGCATCACAAGCGGTGCTAGTTGAGTAGGCATTTGATTCTCCTTTGCTTGTCCTGTTCTCCATTTCAATCACAACACGAGTTTTCTGCTACGGCTGCCGATTACCCCTGCGTGAAGTCGGGCGTCGGCGACGGGGCCAAGACCAGTTTCACAACACCGGGGCCTTGAAGCCGGACGGCTCCGATGCGCATCTTGGCATACGGCTGGACGCTGAACCGCTTGGTGGACTCCTCGGTCACGCGGGTCGTGATGTCTTTGGCGGTCGCCAGAAGAATCGCGTCCCGGTGATACGCGAAGCACTCGATGGCGCTCACGTCCACCGCATGATTGGTGAATCGGGCATCGGGCAGCCACCTGAACTGGAAGCCCATGTAGGAGTCGATCTCGCCGCGCGACAACGCCTTGACGCTGGCGTAATCCGCGCTCGTCACCCTCGTCGAACCGAGCAGATACGTCTTGTTCGACATGCTGGCGACAAGCGTTCGACCTTCCGACGGAACGCTGGCGTTGTCCAGCAGCAGTCCCGCATACCCGATTTTCGCCAACGTCAGGCCGGTCTCGGTTTGGGCGGCGGCGTCACTGCCCGCCGCTATCAGCGCCCCGAGACCGTCGATGACCCGCGACTCGCCCGCGTCGTGGAAGTTGACGCTGGTGGTTCCTTCCTTGCCCGTGAGGACCGCACCGCCGAGCGCCTCAAGAATGCGCTCGTCCTTGGCCCGGTTCATCGCGGCCACGGCGACCCGGAGGTAATCGCTCTGCGGGTCTTTGAGGGCCTGAATCTTGTCGTCCTCGTCGATGAGGTCGGCCCATTCCGCCGAGTGCAACTTGCAGGCCCGGCGGCTGTGGGGGGTGTCGATCTGCGGCGTGTTCGCGTGACGCGGCAAGTCCCACACCGGCGCGACTTCGCCGATGAAGTCCCAGAACTTGACCTCGGCTTCCTGGGTTTCCTTCCGCACCGTGTCTTCGAGCACGCTCTGCATCTGCTGGTAGAGCAACTCGAAGGATGCGGAGTATTGCTTGGCAAACGCAGTGGTGATGTGTGTACTCATGGCAATCCTCCTTTTTCGGTTTCCGTGTGTCGAACAACCCGATTTCGGAGAAGTATGCCACAAGTATCTGTGGATTCGTCCTAGCGCTTTACGCCTGCTCGGCGACCGTCTTTCCGGCTGTCTGCCAGGATCGCTTCCGCGAGTGTGCCTGGACTTTTTTCAGTTCCTTTCTACGTAGTCGGCGCGGGCTCCGGAAACTTGCGCGCGTACAGCACCGCGAGCCGCGCCACGATTCGGTCATGCTCCTTGCGGTTCGTCCTGCGGAGTTCGCCGTTGGCATAGCCCGGCGTCACCTGGAGCCGGTCAATCTCCGATGTCACGGTACTCGGTTGCCCCCCGTCGGTGGAGACCGTCTTGTCCTCCAGGAACGCCGCGCCGAGTTTGGCGAACAACTTGGCGACCTTGACATCGTTGCCGATGATGGCAAGAACGGCCTCCTCGTCTTCTTCCGACACGTTTTCGGCGATGACGCGGTTGGCCAGACGCAGTTTCTCATCATAGGTCTCGCCCGGCCATTCCTTCCGAAGCGCTTCCTCGGTTTCCTCTCGCGCCGTGGCCGCCAGCGCCTCCTGCTCCTCGATCCCCTCCCGCAGCCGCTTCGCGTCGAGGTCCACTATGGCCGTGACCTGGGCCGGTGTCAAGTGGGCGTCGTGATAGACCTTGCCGGATTCCTTGATCATGGCATCGTCGAAGTACTCGCCCAGTCCTTCCGGCGTCTCGATGTTGTATCCTTCCGGCGTTTCGGGAACCCCCATCGCCGCGCGGTAAAGTTCCACCTCGGTCGCCGTGGGTTCCTTGCCCAGCGGCATAACGCCCTTGCCCTGTTTTCGGATAGTTCGCTGCTGATGAGCCAACCGCTTGAGCGCGTCCTTCAGGCCGCTGACGGTGCCGTATACCAACTTGTCCCCCGCGCTACGGAAGTCCTCCGGCGTAAGGGCCTCGACCCAACCCTCCTTGAACGTGCCGTCCGGGTTGAGGAAATCCGCCACCAGCGGTTCAGTCACAGTTTCCTCGGTCGTCGTTTCTTCGGTCGTCTCTTCGGCCACGTCCGCAGCCGTCTCTATCTCCGTCGTCGTTTCAGTTTCCTCGGCCATTGTCCGTTCCCTCCGTGAGTGCTGTGACTGGTTCCGTTGCGTCCGGGGCTGCGGCAATCAGTTCCCTGATATGCAGCATGACCCAGCGCTTCCCTTCCGTGTAAGCCGACATCCGATCGCTGTCCCCGAAGAACGTCGTGCGGTTCTCGTAGCAGACACGAGAGAGGTCCGCCAACACGTTCTCCCCTTCCGGCGACAGAAAGGTCTTCTGGTAGTCGATGATTCGCTGCTTACGACGTTCCTCCGGCGTCATCTCTTCTTCTTTCTCTTGCGCGCCCTCGAGTACCTCGCCCGCTTCCCGGTCGGCTTCCAGCCGTGCTCGACGCCGCGCAAGAGACGGGCCTGCCGCTGTGCCCTGGTTTTGGTTGTGTGTCTGGCCTTGACGCCGCCGGGCGTCGATACGCGGTAGCCATCGACCTTTCTTATCTCCACCGGCATGTTACACCTCCTTCAGCGGACGCCTGCCGCCAGTTCCTCGGCAGGACTCCCCGACTCAGGTGCTTGCCTCGTATCCTTGTACCCCGTCGCCGCAATCGCCGCCAACTCCGCCTGCCGTTGTTCCTCCGCCTGCTCCGCTTCGGCCCGCTCCTGCGCCTCGATTTCTTCCGGCGTCGAGAGGTGCGTCGATTTGACGCCGAAGTTGCGGGCCACGTCGGGATGCATCCTCTCAAAACTGATGACCTTCGACGCCCCCGGATGCACCTCTTCTACTCCTCTCAGGTACTCGGTGAACTGTATCGCCGCCGTTGCCTGTTGGTCCCGCAGCGCGAGCGCCAGTTGGCCCAGATACTCGATCTTGTAGCCCTTCAACCATTCGGGCGGCCGCGGGATGACACCCCACTTTATCAGCAGTTCGATGGTCCGCACGATGGTCGGCGTCAGCAACTCCTCCTGAAGCCGCGCCACCGGCTGGGCCAGCAACTTCAATCCTTCCTGCGCCCGCAAGCGGATCTCCACAGTTGTCCGGTGAGTTCCTTCCAGGTCCGAGAACTGCAAGAAAACATTCCGGTAGAAGGCCTCGTGGATGATCTGCTGCTGCTTCTCCACAGACTCCACTGTGATGGGATAGTTCCCGATAACCCCCATGTCCACGGCTGCGAACGACCCCATCTTGTCCACCCAGTTGACGGCGTTCGGCCGCAGGTCCGGGGTGCCGTCCAGGTCGTTTGCGTTCGCCTCCATCGGGGGCTCGGCCAGGCGGTTCGCCAACTTCTGAAGCGACTGGCGCATCGCCTGTAACATCCGAATGTCCGCCAGCGCCACCAGGGCCTGCCCGATGCCGTACTTCTCACCCCAGGATTTCCTCCAGCGCGGCACCGCGAACGGGAACATCTCGTAGCCGCGCTCCTTGACCACGGCCTTCGCCTTGACGTCCACGTGCAGCGATTCCCAGCGGAATGAATCCGCGACCTTCTTCGATAGCGGGTTCGTCTCGCGCGGCCGCACGCAGTGGATGAACTCAAACCGCTTACTCTCAGTGTCCAGGTTGTCCGCCGCCTTCTGCACTTCCTCGGAACAGTTGTCGTGCCCATAGTCCTGAACCGCCTGCCGCGCCGTGAGTTCGTAGGACAGGATGATGGTGTCCACGAATCCCTTGGAGTTCTCCTTGATCTGGTAGAGTGCGATGTCGTAGTCCTTGTACGTCACGCGCCCTTCCTTTTCGTCCCACTCCACATAGAGACATCCTGTTCCAAGACAGGACAACACGTAGATGGTCTCGTTGATCATCAGCGTGAAGTTCGACGTGAACATTTTCTGGTGAGCGACCTCCTCGATCATCGCAAAGTACCGCTTCACGTCGTCGCGCTCCGCGTACTGTGGGTCGTCGGCCGACAGGGCGAAGAACTTCTGCCCCGGCGGCAGCAGCGTCGTCGCCAGTCCCGCCGCGAGAATCTGCGCGTCCTGCACCGCCGTCCCGTCCACATAGCGCAGCGACACGTCCTCTCCGGGCGACCGCTTGTGCGTGATGGCAGTGTCGCGGGGAACCGTCAGGTCGGCGGCCTGCTGGTACAGGTCGCGGATATTCGCCTGCTTCTCCCGCTCGCGGTCGCGGAGTTTGGTGATGGCCGTTGCGCGATCGTCGGGCGCTTGATCGCTCATTTCAGACTCCTATCGCCCTTGGTCCTTCCTCAAATTGGCGATGTAGGTTATCGTTACTGCCATTCCAGTTCGCTCGGCGCTCCTCCTCAAGCAGACGCCCAGATTCACCTGCCTTCGGGCGATGCGGTACTCGCTGTAGATAGCCAGCGTCCCGCATTTCCTGCTTGGCAACCTTTAGACAGGCCTTGCAGTATTTGTACCCACCGCACCTTGGAGCGCCGCAGCGCACACAGTCCTCCACGTCAGACTCCTATCGCGCTTTCCGCGTGCAGCGCCGTTCGTGGCCGCTCCTTCGCCCCCCAGGCGGCCGCAATCCGCAGTTTTTGCGCCGCCAGGTAAAAGTAGCCCAGTGCGTGCCGGTAGTGGTCGTCGCCGCTGTTGGTATACCGATACTTCGCCACACCTGTTCTCTTGTCCGTCTCCAGAATCTTCGCCATCGCAATCGCGTGCTGAGCGAAGAGGGCCACTTCCGGGCACCGCCGCGGCAGCGTCGCGCCCTTCTGCGCAATGAGCCGGTGAGTCGTATCCAAGAGGCCCGTCCTGTATGCTTTGACAACGCCCGTCTCGTCATTGACAACCCGATCTGCCAGAGCATTCTCCGTGTACTCACACAAGAGCACGCGGTACGGTTCGGCTTTACGAAACTTCCGAGCCTCATGTTCGTAGGGCCGGATGTCCACAACCGCGCTTTTTACATTGAACCGACGCGCGAGGTCATGCAGGCGCTGCCATGCAGACTCCATCGAAACCTCGCTTGCAGCGCAAGGCACGCGCTCCAACCGCAAGATCTCAAACCTTTCGCTTGCAATGCGAGAACCGATAGCGACGTGGAACTCGCGGCCGATGTCCACGCCCATCGCACACGGGCCCTGGTGGCCCTGAAGCATCATCTCGGCGCCGCAGCAATCGTAGACCTGCCCCTCGGTCAACTGGTCCTCTTTGGGAATGTACGGCAACCCCAGACGCAGCCGGTAGGTATCGCCGATGTTCGCGTTGGTCGGGTCGTTGAACTCCTCGAGGATCTTCGCGGGGTCGTTGAAGGTACTCGACAACTGGCTCCACCTGTACCCCGGAAAGTCCTTGATCTCCGGCTTGGCCGCCACCCACTCGCCCGTTCCCTTCCCTGCGTAGACCGGGACGGACCGGCCGCACTTCGTACACGCGATGTACCCCCGCCCCCCGGCGTCCGTGTGCACGCAGTCGGGGAACGATTCCTCCGCCGAGGTCCACGTCCCGCAAGAGCATTTGCGGAACCAAAGCCGCTGATCCGACTTCCGGAACATCTTGTCAATCCCTCGTCCCGGTATCGTCGGATTCGAGATGTAGACTTCCTCTTGGACCGTCGAGTGCCCCATCCGTGCCAGGGCCTTCGCAATCGCGGTCTCGTCCATCAAATCCAACTCGTCGAACACCACGCGGTCCACGGGCACAGACCGCAACTTGGACGCTTCTTTCTCCGTGCCGCCCTCAATCGACTGCGGCAACCGCGCCCCGCGCAGGTAGAGAAAGGCGTTGTGAATCTTCTTCAGACTCGTGGTGTCCGTTCCCTTCTTGCCGCCGGCCTTCACGAACCTGCCGATGCTGTTCGGATTTGCCAGAATCAAGGGCGCGAACCGCGCCTTGGAGAACTCGCCCACGTCGTCCGTCGTCGGGAACAGGTACAGCACTCCCTGGGGATACCGGCGCTGAATCATGCCGTGCAGGGTCTTCAGAATCTCCACCTCCGTAAACCCGCCCTGCGTGGCCTTCATGTGGCACAGCCGTCTCGCCCTGCTCTGCATCGGTTCCTTCTGGTACTCGTGGTCCTTGAACGAGAAGGGGGCCGACCCCAACTGGATATTGCTGAGTACCGCCCAGTACGCCGGGTCGATAGCCGCGAGATCGCTGGGATCCAATGCCATTACGCTGCCCGTCCCCTCAGCACCGTCTTGTACCGGCTCGGACGCCGCAGCACGCTCCGCTTGGCCTGCTCCTTCCGCTTGGCCAGATGCGTTTTCCTGCGCTTTCTTCGCCCTGCCATTTCCTCCTCGGATGGACGTTCCGCCGTGCCGATATACCCCTCTCCCGGCGTCACCGTGCCAGCACCCACGATTTCCCGCATCCGTCCGGGGTCCCATTCCGTCGTCGGTCCTGCCCGGCCCCTCAACACTGTCGCGCCACCATAGCCGCCCGAAAGGACGCTTACACGCTCCCGGTGCTTCGTCACGCCGCGCTCCAGGCGCTCCGCCCCCGCCGGCGTTCCAACCTCCCCGCGGGCCCGGGCCGCCTCACGTTCCGCCCCCGCCGGCATGAACTCGTACCAGGGCGTCTCGGCAATCCTT